TCGGACCGTGGGCGGGACAAGACGGGTCCGACATCGCGGATAAGGGTTGGATCGGATTCCCCTCAGTAGAGGGGGATCAAGTTGTCTCCATCAAATTCAGGTCTCTGGAAAGAAAGAAACCAGGAGGATTTGCCCGACGCCCGAAGATGGCCACTGCGTTATTTAACGCAGAGGCCGTGTCACCCTTCGAACCGGTATACCTAGTCGAGGGGGAAATCGACTGCCTGACGCTGGAGCAAGCCGGATTTAAATCGGTATCCGTTCCCTCAGCGGGAACGAAACTCACCCCTGATATGAAGGACACCCTCATGCAGGCAGAGTGTGTGATCCTCGCCGGAGATACCGATCCTACGGGCTCCGCCTATATGGAGAAGCTACTCAAGGAACTGGGAGAGAGAACGTATCTCCTGAAGTGGCCGGAACCCCACAAAGACGCGAACGAATTCTTCCTCAAGGGTTGCAACCGGGATGTGTCCATTTTTCGGACTAAGGTCGAGGAGCTAACGACGAAGGCGAAGTCGAATTTGCCCCCGGATATCTACTCCATTCAGGAGGTAATGAAGAACGGGGACGAAGGAAACTTATCCGACGTTCCCAATAGGCTTCGCTTTCCGTGGGCAGAGGTAGATCAAGCCGCGCTTTTGGGTCCGGGCTCTGTCTTGGGAGTAATGGCCACTTCAACCGGGCAGGGGAAGACGGCCCTTACTTTGCAGTTCACTTTGTTTGGGGCCAGAAAATATGACGAAACCGTTCTGAACTGGCAGTGCGAACTGTCTCCCAAAGAAATTTCAGTGATGGTGGCTGCGCAGGTTCTTCGAAAGAATAGGAACTTCCTCACCAAAGAGGATTTGAAGACGGCAGCGGATGAGCTTGAGGGGGTAAGATATTTTGTAGGCAACAACCCGACTATCTCCGATCTCGGGGAAGTTCTGAACATCATCGAAGCGGCTATACGACGCACGGGGGCTACCATCGTGGTTCTCGATAATATCCACTTTTATACGTCCGGAATAGACGACGATGTCCGGGTTTTGGCTTCGGCGTTGCAGAGAATAAAGCAACTGGCTGTCACATACGGAGTGAAATTCGTGGTAGTGTTTCAGCCTAGAAAAGCCGGACAGCAGGCTCGGGGAAAGAAGACCCAGATATCGGATGTAAAAGGATCGGCCTCGGCGGGGGATACCTGCACGGCAGTTCTAGCGATACATCGAGACCTGAACAAAGAAGACGAGAAATCGGACGCCTATGAAGAGAAAACTCTGTTAGAATGGTTGAAGAATCGGTTCCGAGGTATTGGGAACAAAGCCAGCCACTTCCTGCATTTCTTCGGAGAATTTGCAGCGTTCGACGCTTTGGATACTACCCACGAGGAGAACCCGCTTGACTAAAATCCTCCTCTGGTTAGCCTTGATCGCGAACCCCTATTCTGCGGAGATGGATGTGATCGTTGTCTATCCCTATGCGTGGGCCGACATTTCTTATGTTTCGAACAGTCCGTCGTGGGTCGTGTACTCTGACTGGAGACCCCCGGGAGAATACGACTGTGTGATTGCGAGATCGTACCAGAACGAAGGGGACGCTTGGGAACAGGCGAGGAAGAACCTGAAAACTAGTAGGTGCAGGAAAGGGGAATACGGGGAATGAAATTCCAAGCAAGTGAACTTAAACACGCCCTGAAGAAACTTTCGCCAGTAAAGACGGACTTCTACCGGTTTGACGGCGATACGATTGTTGCACAGGACTCCGAGGCGACCGTTGTGGTTCCCTGGCCGAGGTTCGAGAAGCCCTTCACAATCGCAGCTAAGAAGTTGTCTGCGGTCATCAACCGGTCAAGCGGGGAAGTGGAGGCAGCACTACAGGATCGGTCGTTGATCTTGAAGTCGGGCAAGAAGGCTCAGGTAGAACTGGAGATTCAGATCGTCAAGTCAGTTACCCTTCCAAACTTCCCGGACACTTTTCTATCTTTGGACCTGCCAGCTTTCAAGAAAGCTGTGTCTCTGGCCGCAGCCTCTGCTTCTACGGCGAAATCGGCAGCGTTCGGGGGGTCGGTTCAAATCCAAAGCATCCCGATGGGGATAGAAGATACGATCCCGCCGGGGTACCGGGTGGTCGGGACAGACTCCATCGTGCTTACCGTGGCCACGGTTCGGGAAACAATCCCCTACGATGTAAAGGGTCTGATAAATCTCACCGCAGCGGCGGTCGTCCAACTAATGGACGGACCCAAGATAGAAATCGGAGAATCGAATACCCACCTACAGCTTCGGTCCGGAGACACGACCGTTTACGCATCCAAGCCAGTGCAACCGTACCCTAATTTCGACGTTCTTCTGGTCAAGCCTCCGGTCACAAAGATCAAACTCAACCCACCGGAATGGTTGTCCGCGCTGAGGACTTTGGAGCCCCTGATCGATGAGGAAAAAGATAAGGGAGCAATTACCCTCCAATTCAAGGAAAATGTGGTACAATATAGGAATATTGGGGTCGGAAATATCGCAACAGATGAGGCCAGTTATGAACAACTAGAGCCTGACCCCTTCTTTGAACCCAAGGAGTTTTCCCTGAACCTGACCGCCAAATATCTCTCGGGGTTTCTGAACAAGGCCGGGGATGACGCGACCCTCGCGGTAACCGACGGCCCGATCCGGCTGGAGTCGGGCAATGTCGTGGTTCTTACTATGCCAGCGAAGGGAACCAAATGAACGACCCCGAATACCTAGTACCACTCAACAAGGAAGCTGCCCTCCAGAAGAGAGCGGAGATCGACGAGTTGCTCGGGCAGATTTCTACCCATGAAATCCGTTTGGCCAGGAGCTATGCCCGGCTCGGCTCTCTGATCAGAGAAGTCAAGACCCAGCAATACTGGATCACATACGGCTACAACCGATTCACCGAATACCTTGAGGTCATTAGGGAGAAGATCGGCAGAGAGCGGAGCCAGATGTACGGGTACCTATCCGTGGCCGAGAGTCTGCTGCCCGCGCTGACCGAGGAGCAGTTGGAAGACATTGGTTACAGCAAGGCCCAGGAACTTCGCAGGCTGGTCCAGCAGGGCGGGAATATCAACATCGAGATACCGGACCCTAGCAACCAGTCCGAGGACACCTTTGGAACAATCAAGCTCACGGACTACGCCGCCGATCCCAAGGTAACCGCGAAGCAGCTTAGAGTGAAGATCAACGAGATTCTACATGTCAAAGAAGAGAACCAAGGGTTGTGGTTGGACCTGTCCGGTTTCTACGCCACCCCGGACGAGCGTAAAGAGATCGACCAGTTTTGGAGTCTAGGCAAGCAGCTTCTGGGGCCGAAGGACGAGCAGCAGGAGCACGTATGGAGGAAGATCGTGTTCATGGACGCGGTGCGGGAGTGTGTTTCTACTTGGCAGGGAGAGGTGAGAAATGAAGTCGTCTAATTTCGGTTTACTTTTGCTAAAGGATTTTTTATCAGCTATTATTCGAGGAACAGCCTTTTACATACTCTTTCTTGTGGTCAATCCAAACTATGGGTGGAAGCAACTACTCTTGTGCTACGTTGCGGGGTATATATGGGAACTCGCGGATGACAAGTAAACTCGTCCCCGTAGAAATCGGACCCAACGGTCTCCCTTGCCGAATATTCCGAACGAAGGAGTGGAAGACCTGCGATTCCGTCCAAATAATGGACAGGGGTAAGGCGGTGGGAGCGATCCGGGCTCAGGTCTACGACCGGTCTGAAGCTCCCGAGGGTGCTCATCACGAATGCGAACGATGTGGACGGTACATCACTTGGGAATCATTCGAGATGAATGAGAAGAGGCCGAAGGGGTCCGGAGGAGGAAAGACCGGGGGAGAGGTCAGTTTAGAAAATTCTGAGGCATTATGCCATCAATGTCACCAAGGTAGTTCAGATTCCGCACACGGGAATCGGAGATGGCAATCATCAAAAATCAAGTTCAACAAGGGTCAAAATGACTGACGTTACCCAGTACGATTCCATAATTAAAACGGCTTTATCACGGAAGCGGGTCCGGAAGGATCAGCGCGAGGATATGTCTCAGGAGTGCTATGTGGCACTCTTGGAACGAGAAGCGGAACTCGATCCCGAGCTTGCCGGGAAGATATGCCGGACCCGGATCGAGACTATTCTCCGGGAGCAGGAGCAGAAGCGGACCAAGAAAGAGAACAAGATAAGGTTCGTATCCGCAGACCTCCCGTCCGTATCCCGTCTCTTGTCCAAGATAGCCACTGAACAGGAAGGCCCGATATCAGAGACCGAGCTTTATCAAGCTGTGGATTCTCTGGACGAAAACTATCGAGCTGCGGTTCGGGAAGTTTATGTCAACGGACTTACCCAAAAGGACGCGGCAGAAAAATTAGGAATTACGATCTGGTCGCTCCGCTGGAAGCTAAGTTGTGGTATAATGGATTTAAAGCTGAAGCTAGAGGTAAAAGACTAATGGGCGTTGAGAAAGTTATTACAATTGTGTGTGACTATCCGGCGTGCCCGAACGGAACGAGGGGTCCGGCGGTAATTCAATGGAATGAAACCAGAGTTGGCGAAGGGACTGAGCAGGCCCCCGAATCCTCCAAATATCTGGTTTTGAGTTCCCACAACGGGACCCCAAAGTCTTTCTGCTGCCAGCTATGCGCGGCCAGTTATTTCCTGCCTCCGGGTTGGGACTTGGTGCAGCATAAGGTGCAAACTCTTCCTGTGGCCGTAGTCGGACAAAAGCCGGTGAAGACCGAAGGTTCTTCGGACCCGCAGGAGGCTTGCGAATGCGGCCACCCTTGGTCAGCGCACTATCACTGTGGGTGTACGTGGGTTATGAGCAAGGCCCAGAAGGACTATTGCAAATGCAAGAAGACGGGAGAAGACCAGACATAATGAACAGTTCCGATTTCTCAACCTCCCTCGTCGTTTTGGCTTCGTGGAGAGCCGCCAAGGATGAACTGCATTCCACGATGCTCGCGGCGTGCCAGACGTTCATGAACCGAGCTAACGCCAACGGAACGGATGTCTACGACGAAGCAATCAGCTATCTAGAGATCAACACGGACGGGTGGCCGGATGTCCGTGACCCTCAGTTTCAGGCGTTGGTCGGAAAAATCAACTCAGTTCTGGACGGTCAAATTCCCGACCGCACCGGGGGGGCTCTGTGGTTCGCTAATAAATCTGTCCTGTCTCGGAGCCCCAATCTTTTGGAGCCCTACACAATAACAGCAACGCTGGGGAACATGGTGTTTGTAAAATGAGCCCAATTTTCAGCTATTCATGCCCGCACTGCGGGACCAAGTTCGACAGCTTTGTTCGGAAAATGGACGAAGACCCGGTGTGTATCCAGTGCGGGAAACCGGTGAATAAGGTGTGGAGCACACCCGCACCAGCGATCTGGAATTGCAGTAAGGGGAGTCTATGACAAAGAAAATCAGCCAGAGGGAAGCGCGTTTACGCGGAGTCCGGGTTCGGCACCTCGAAAATTTGCTGAAAAATAATTACGAGGGTATCCGACTCGACACCTACGTCCTTAGCGACGTTCAGTTCGCCAAAGTTAAGACCGCAGATTTTCTCGGACACCCTATCAGGATAGTTCCAACGTGGAACGGAACTGAAGTCAAGTTGCTCGGACTCACGTTATGAAAATAGGAAACATATGAGCGAACCCTTCTCCTTCGTAGCGTACGGAACTCCTCAGCCGCAGGGATCGGCGAGAGCCTTTGTTCGGGGAAATAGAGCGTATGTTACGAGCGCCAACCCGAAGATGAAGCCCTATCGCCACACCCTGACTCAGGTGGCTACCGAGGTTTTGGAAAAGGCAAGTTGCGTCGGACCAGCTTTCCCCCGCCCCCTCGCTGTTGAATTGTCCGTGGTTTGGTATCTAGCTAAACCGAAGAGCACGCCAAAGAAGATCACGAAGCCGACGAAAAAACCGGATACCGACAAGCTGCTCCGGGCAGTTCTTGACTCTCTGACCGGGGTGGTGTACGAAGACGATTCTCAGGTTGTCAGGGTAACTGCGGAGAAGAGATACGGGTCTCCGGAAAGAACAGAAGTCACTGCTGAGGAAATTTATGAAGAGAACAATTCGAATTAAGCGACACTGCCTCCGCGACCTTCTTGGGTTTCTGGCCGGGGGCACCCTGATAGATGCCGTCTACCGGAGGTCATGGTTGAGTTTGACTCTGGCGGCGATAAACGGGCTGGCCTTGTTCATAGAAGAGCGGGCAGATATTGAGGAGGAGAACCAATGAGTAGAGATTTTTTGAGATCGCTATTACCGGATTTTTGGTTGATGAACGTCCCCTATTCGGAAAGCTGGGATCGTGCGTTAAACCGGTTGCTAGACAAATACCGGTTTACTGGGATAGATCAGTGTCGCGCGAAGCTAGGAACAACTACAGTTTGGATTAAAAATATTCCATACGCGGCTTTTACCCCAGAGATTCCGGGAAAGGAAATGGACCTTAGAGCTTCCCGTAAAACCATAGCCAGAGCCCTGCGTATTTTGAAGTCAAACCCCGATTATAAACCCGAAGCGTCCACAGATTATTTCAAGGACGTACAATGAAAATTTCTGAAGCCGCAGTGAAATTGATGAAGCAGTACGCGGCCAGGCCTGCGTATGGGTACGGACTAGACCCATCACCCGCCGTGGTGTACCACAACGGAGTAGAGGATGGGGTCACCATCCTGGCCGAACAAATTTTGGAACAGATCAAAGACGAGGAACAGAAATAATGTCCAAAACGACGCCTGTACCGGAACTTCTGAAATGCAAGATTAAAGAAGCTCATGCTTTGGACCCCAGTGTATCGGCACGCAAACTGGCAAAGTTTTTCCGGGGACCGGAATTCCCGAATCTCCACCACAAAACTGTTTCTAGAATTTTGAAAGAAGGATCGTCTCTAAAGACGTACGCTGATTTTGTCTCCAAAGCGGAGACCAAGCCTTTCGACTTGGTTCTAGACGAGCCGGAAGGTGCATGGGTCCAGAACGAAAAATATGTTTACAACGGTGACAGCGATACCTATATTACTTTTTTGCGGTGTCGCCCGAAACCTTTGGTCATAAATGGAAACAAGTTTCGGTCGATGAAGAAGGCGTACTCGGACTGGGATGGAAATCCGGCGACCATCAACGAAATCTGCCGACGTTTTGCAATCCCCCGGGACCAGTTTCAAGAACTGAAGGCAGTTCACGGGTGGACACATGAGTCGGAACCCTTCACCCGCGAAGAGGTTATGTCTCGCGAAGTGGACGATCTAGCGGATGACGCCTTCCAGCAGCGCAGGCAGGCTGTCTGGGAAAGCTTCGAGAAGAAGCGGTGGCACCAAATCAAGGTCGATGCGGAAAAATGGAACAGCTTGGATCAGAATTTCATTCAGCCCCTTCAGGATAAACTCGCTAGCCTAGTCCCAGACTACGCTCCTCCGAGGATCAACCTGAAGTCTGCTAGAAATCCGTTTGCGGTTGTGACCAGCGCGGGGGAACTCCACTACGGGGGGTCCGGGTGGATTATCGAAACGGGGGAGAACTTCAGCAGGCAAGAAGCTGCGGAACGTCTCACCTTCTCCCGACAGGTCATGCTTGAAGAGGTGGCGGATCGTGGCTGTCCGGAGCGGTTCTACTATGCTCTCGGCCACGACTTCCTGACTGTGGATACAGACCTAGGGACGACGACGAGAGGGACTCCGCAGGAACTGGACGGAACAGTCGCCCAGATTTTCGCGGAAGGGTTCGATCTTGCTCTCCGGGACATCGACTGTCTACGAAGCGTAGCCCCGGTCCAGATCATCGGGGTTCCCGGAAATCACGACCGGCTGCTGACCGTGGCAATGCTCAAGGGGATGGAAGTTGCATATCGCGGCAAGAAGGACGTGGCAATCGAATTCAGTGCCAAGTCCCGAGCCTATTCCTCCTTTGGAGATACCATCTTCGGGTTCGCCCACGGAGACGGAGCCCTGAATCCAAAGGACTACATGGCAACAATGGCCAAGGAAGCTCCGGCGTTGTGGGCGGATACCGTCTACCGAGCCTTCTTCACCGGACACTTGCACTCGGAGGTTGTCCGGGAATTGGTGGGTGGAACCCATTACCAGATGCCGTCTCTTCGCGGCAAGGATCGGTTCCATGAGCGTAATGCCTATCTGGCGGATGCGGCTCTGGCCAGCTATATTGTAGACAAGAGGAGAGGGGTCGTTGGGTCGATACTTACTAGGCCGTAAAATGACGGACGAGGAGAAGAAAGAATACAACCGTCTTCGTTCTCATAAATGGAAATCTGGCCACCGAGAACAATGCCGGGAGGATCAAAGAAATTATCGGCTCGAACATCCCGAAGAGTGTGCGGCCAGAAACAAGAAGTGGAACGAGGAGAACCCTGAGTTAGTCGCTGGTTACAAGAAAAAGTATTCCGACAATAATCCGGGAGCCAATAATCAGAGTTCAGCAAACTGGAGAAAGAATCATCCCGAACACAAGAGAACTCTAACCCGGCAACGCCGAGCGAAGTTAAAAGAAGCTGGGGGAACAATTACGACCGAAGAATGGTTGTCGGTTCTACAACTTTATGGTCCAGCCTGTTTGTGTTGCGGAGAAGTAAAACCTCTTACAATGGATCATGTCGTACCTATTTTCTGCGGAGGAACTCATACTGTGGACAATGTTCAGCCTTTGTGCCTTAGCTGTAACTCGTCTAAGGGAACACAAACAATTGACTATCGAGAAAGGATAGCAGCATGAGCGATAAGCCGCCGATCTGCATATATCACGGAAACTGCGCCGACGGATTCACCGCCGCGTGGGTTATTTGGACGAAAAACCCGGGCTGGGAATTCTACCCCGGAAAGTATCAGGAGGAACCCCCGGATGTGACTGGAAGAGAAGTCTATTTTGTGGACTTCTCCTACAAGCGCCCGGTGATTTTGGAAATGGCCAAGAAGGCAAAGTCCATCACCATCCTTGACCACCACAAGACCGCCGAGGCCGATCTCGTTGATCTCCCGGAAAACGTGTCTGTGACGTTCGACATGACCAAGAGTGGGGCGCACTTGGCTTGGGATCACTTCCGCCCGGGCAAGGACGTTCCTACTCTCGTCCAGTATGTAGAAGACCGGGACCTGTGGAAGTTCAAGCTCCGAGAAACAAAGGCTTTAGGAGAATACATCTTCAGCCATGCCTACGATTTTGAGACGTGGAGCAAACTGTTTCGCATCTTCGCTACGCCCGCTATCTATAAAGCAGAAGAGGCCGGAGAAGCGATCCTCCGCAAGAAGGACAAGGACACAGAGGAACTACTCGCGAACAAATTCCAGATTACCATTGGTGGGCATAAGGTCTGGGTTGCGAACCTCCCGTACACTTTTAGCTCCGAAGCTGGTCACCTGTTAGCTAAGGAAGGTCCTTTCGGTGCGACGTTCTACCTCGATGGCAATTACGCGATCTTCAGCTTGCGGTCGGTAGAAGACGGTCAGGATGTGTCTGAGATTGCAAAAACGTATGGGGGTGGGGGCCATAAGCACGCGGCTGGGTTCAAGGTACCGTATCACTTTATCATGGAGGGTTTGTGAGAGTTTACATCGCTTCCCGCTACAGCCGACGGACGGAGATGAAGTCGATATCTAGAGTCTTGGAACATAACGGCATGACCGTGACCAGTCGATGGCTGGAAGAAAGGATTCCGGAGTCCTCGCAGCTTCACGATGTGACCCCGGCCTTTTGTCGGGAGACGGCTAGAGCCGATCTCGAAGACATATGTAAATCTGATACAATGGTTTTCTTTTCGGAAGACCCGACGGTCGGAACTCCACGGGGAGGGAGACACTTTGAGATGGGATACGCCTCCGGTCTAGGGAAAAGGCTGGTAGTAATAGGCGGACCAGAAAACATTTTTCACTATCTGCCTGAAATTACCCATTATAAAAGTCTCGGGGATTTCCTTGATGCGGAAGGAGCGATAAATGCGAGAGTTTGAAACCGGGGCCACTCGGGATACAGACGAAGGTAAGCTGGACTACGAGGGGTTTTTATCCCCGCTAGTTCTCAAACGGTACGCCGAGTACATGCACAAGCACCGGATTCAGGCGGATGGAAAACTCAGGGCCTCAGATAACTGGCAGAAGGGTATACCCG